CGGGTCAGATACCGCACACCACGGGCCAAGTTGTCGCCAAAGTGATACGTCCCAACATCACCCTCGCGCTGACGCGCAAGAATCGCCCTTCCCGAGCGTTCGTTGGATGTCATGCCCAAAGATGCGTTGTACTGGCCGGTGGACGCTTTGATGTCCTCAGAAGCGCCTGCTTTGGCCTGTAGGAGTCCGCTGGAGGCCATTGGCGGCTGGGCGCGCTGTGGTAGTGGCAGCGTAGCGCCCGCACCGTCTGTAACGTCTGGATTGACCTCCAAATACGGCCAGTTGGTTGTGTTAGCGGTTTTCCATTGGTTTTCGTAGCCCTCAAACTGCCCGCCGTAGCCGATAAACGGTGCTTTGGGGGCCAGCGCCAGCATTTCTGCCTCTTGGCTAACCCAATAGTTGTACATACGCTGGGCGTCTTTGGCGTTGCGCACCAAACCCGATATGTACATTTTTCCGTCAATTTCGAACTCATTGCCGACAACACGTATGACGGGTATGTATTTACCTGGCCATTCGCGTTCTTCAAGTACCTCAAAACCGTTAGTTTTGCAGTATTTTACCAAGCAAATGTCCACTTCGCGGGTCTTGATAGGTTTCAGACCCATCATTTCGGCCTGTTTTGCCTCGGGTGACCCCGCCATTGCAGTGATATTGCTGTGATACTGGTTCAAAGTCTTGGTTTTGTGCTCTATATAGAAGTATTCCGCGATCCGCACCGTGTCTTGATTGATCCAGGCGTTCAACTGCCCGTCACCGACACCGTATTGCAGACTGGAGATCGTGCCAGCGTCAGGGAATTGACGCTCGTACTCTTCTTTTGTGAGTTCTGAGCAGATAAAACAATATTCCGCGTCCGAGCCGCACGGGTCTTGGATCGTTGGGTCCATGTAGACGCTAAACGAGTCCCGGATACGCCCGATCCGCAGGTCTTGGTCAAAACTGTTCTCGTCGCAGTACTCGGTCAGGATACGGAAGTACCCTTCGCCAAAGGTGACCTGATTGTCACAAGCTGTGTCGTAGGCTACATCAGCGTCCGAGATGTACTCGATGTGCCGCACGATGCCGTTGAAGATTTCTGCAACCTCAATGTCAGCTTTGTCGTCAGCAGGGATGACCTTGCCACTGGGCCTGTTCTGGCGCTGATCGTTGGTGACTTGCAGGACATGTTGCGGCAGCTTGTTGATCGTCAGGCAGGGGCGAGCATTGATCGTCTGCCCTTGCACCGAGCCACGCGTGGCTAAAACGTCTGCGGGCCATTGCCACTGGTTGTCCGGTGACGCAGCGCGGAAGCGCAGGTCGTCCAGCTCGTCCTCGCGGGAGTCTGAGTACGCCGAGATCGCCATCGTCAGGCGAGTGCGCATGGTTGCCAGCATCTCGCCCTGTCCCTTGGTACTGCCCGAGGCTATGACGCCAGCTTCAGTGACTCCTGAGTCTTGATAGGCCATTATTTCTTTTTCTTGGTTGCTTCGCGCTTAACGGCATAGCTGATCGCCACCGCTTGCTTGATAGGCTTGCCGGCCTTCACTTCCGCCTTGACGTTCTGGCGAAAGGCCATCGGGCTGCTGGACTTTTTCAGAGGCATGTCATTTCTTCTTCGCAGTTTTGGCCGATTGCACAAACGCCTTGGCTGTTGGTGCGCCGGGCGTGCCGGGCTTACGCATCTTCTCTTTGCTACCTGCTGCGATGCGGTCTTTCTTGGCATTGATGTTTGCGTACAGTCCGGCTTTCATATCAGCACTTCCATCGTTTAAGTGATGCTTTAGCCCGTTCTGCCGGGCCGCTGGCCTTAGCTACCACGCCTGACATTCTTGCGCAAAAGGATGCTTTGCGCCCTTTGTCGGCTGCGGTCTTGGGGCTGGGCGCGGGAGCCTTCAGGTTGCTTCCCGTTGCGGCATTGTACTTAGCCCGCCCTTTGGCTGTTAGGCCAGCCCCTTGGCTGACAGGGAGTTTCTCGCCCCTGCCAACTGCTAAAGACACGCTTTTTTTCATAGCAAATGAATAATAGCAAAGTTCAACACAACCGCCTCAGACAACGGTGTAGCTGCGGTGATGTTTCGCAAGTTGAGTGTAGCCGAACCCGCAGACAGACTCGTAACCCATGCGTTGTACGAGGCCACCGTTGCGCCGCTGGCAATGGTCAGCAGCAGCGTATCTTTAGCCGAAATGGTTGAGTTGGTCAGCGTAAACCCAACGTTGGTAGCGCCGGCCAACGACGCGCCGTTCATTGTGATCTGACCGGACGGCTTGTTCAACGTCACGCCAGTTGATTTGCTAGTCAGTTGCGTTACGCTGCCCTGACCACCTGTTGCGTAACCAAACTGAGCGTTAGCGGCAAGCGTATCCGCACCCTCGATGTCTTGGTCCGAGTAAGCAATGCCAATTGACTTGCTGTTTGCCATGATTAGCTGGCAAGCAACGGTACGGAATACCAAGTTGTTGCGTCGTAAGCCACCAGCAGCGTGCTGGTCAGACTAGCCAGCACATAGTTGGAGTCAGCAGCAATGGCGTTGATTGCGTCGCCGCTGGCGGGCCAAACCTTCAGCACAGCCGCAGCGTTGTTCTTGATGACGCAAGTCCGTCCGGCAGCAGCAGCGGGGAGCAGGATACCTTTGGTTGCGTCAGCAGCACTCACCAGCGTAAACCCGGTAGCGATAGCCGCCGCAGTTGCTTGGTTAGTACCCGCAGCGGCAACAGTCGCGCTCGGCATGATAAAACCCGCCGAAGCAGTGACGGTCGTACCAGACAGCGCGCCGGTAGTGGCCAATGACGCGCCCGAGATAGCGCCCGACGCGGCTACGGTTGTGAACGACCCCGCAGCAGCCGTGGTGCCGCCGATGACGGTGTTATCAACTGTACCGCCGTTGATAGCCTGGTCGCTGTACGCGATGCCGATAGAATTTTGGTTAGCCATTTAACTGCCCATCCATGAGTTAACTACGTTTGATTGCATACGTCGCACAGGCTCGCGGTACTCGCGGTGTGCGACTGGGAAAGCGAAAGTAACCGCTAGCGCGTCAGCAGCGTCGGGTGAGGCTAGACCACGACTACGCATCTCTTTTTTCCCCTCAAGGAAAATGGTGCCGCTGCTATTAGGCTTCTTCATCGGGCCGACCAGATCAGCCTTGAGCTGCCGGTCATTCGGAATTGAGGCGGTTTTCAGCCAGTCCCTCATACTACCCCACATCTCAGCCCGCTTGTTGCCCCACATGATGGAGTTCTTGGCCTTCCAACCAAAGTTTACCCCACGTACCTTGTAACGCTGTTCTGTCAATCTGTCAAGTATGCCATACCCCAGCCCGCCTTCGTCGATTACCGACAGGATAGGCTTGTACTCCTCGATAGCGTCGATGACCCGCCCGACGATGGTCATGGTGTCCTCGCCCGAGTACCGCTTGATGGCCACGATGTCCCGGCCCTGGCGCACCACCAGCACCGTCGAGTCAGCGCCGCCTCTGGCCGGGTCGATGCCCAGCACGATAGGCGCGGTGGTGTCCTTCCACCGCTCGCGCGTCATCGCGTCCTCTATCAGCATAGGCTTGATGAACTGGTCCTCGCCCGCGTCGGGGAACTCGCCGTACACCTCGACCTTGGCCTGCGGGCTGTCCTCGCCGTACTCCGCGATGATCTGCTCGTAGACCTTCTTGTCTGTGTCCTCGACCGTCCTGGCGTCCACGCTGCGGGTGTTCCAGAACGCACGCTTGGCGTGGAAGCACTCGAAGAAGTACCCCTCGTTGCGGCGCGGGTTGCTGAACGCAAACCAGTACCGATCCGGTGTGTTCTCGGTAAAGAACCCAGCCCCCACCTCCCAAATTGGGTTAGGTATGCCGCTGGACTCGTCGAAGATCAGCATCATGCCGTCTTGGTTGTGTACGCCCGCGTAGCTGTCCGGGTTCTCCGCCGACCACAGCTTGCCCTCTGCTGCCCAGTAGCGCGTGCCTTTCTTCAGGTCGCGCTCGACCAGCTCGCAGAGCCACGCCGCCGGCACCAGCTTGGTGGCGCTGATCTCGAACCAGTGGTTGTTGATGGTCATCGCCGCCCACTTGGTCAGCTCGGCCCAGGTCACCGAGCGTAGCTGTGACTCCGAGTTAGCGCTGATGACGATGCTGCCGCCGATGCGGGTGGTCAGCATCCACAGCACCAGCCAACTGACCAGGGCCGACTTGCCGATGCCCCGACCGCTGCTGACGGCCTCCCGCAGGGTGTCCATCTGGACCTGCCCCTTGTTGCGCTGGATGTGCGCCTTGATGTCGCGCAGCACCTCGCGCTGCCATTTGCGCGGCCCAGCAAAGTTGTGCAGCGGGGTGTTCTTCTGTCCCCACGGAAACGCCAGTAGCACGAACGCCTCGGGGTCGTCGCATATCTGCGGCGACCACAGCTCGACCATCAGCTTCTGCTCGTCCTCTGATGTGTAGATCGGCTTTTGCATTACTCGCGGCTTATGATTTTCATCATATCTTCGTTGCCGGGAAACACCACAAAGTTGCTTGTACCTTTACCAGCAGCGCGTGATTCTCGGTCTAGGTAACGGATGCCAAGTATGCCTAGCGCTGCTGTCTGGTCATGCCCCATTTCGTAAAGGTCTTTACCAAACATTGTACCAACTTCTTCGTCTGTGCGGCTTTCTAACCGACGACGCCATTGCGGGTTTGCAAGAACCTTAGCTAAAATTTCAGGTTGATCGCTTAACGGTTTGTCGTAGTCGAGCATCTTTGCTATGTGTTTGTCTGGTAGGTCTATGGTGTAAAGGTTGCCGGGAGGTTTTGTATCTATTCTTCCGCGTAAAGATTCTAAAGCAATTACATCATCGCCATAAGTTCTGGCAATTGCTCTGTCAATATTTCCGTTTTCTTGTTCTAACAAATGACCAATTCTAACTAATTGAGATTGTGCGGGGTCGGGGTTTGTATAATCAAGTTTAGGCCGGGGAAACGGTTCACCATCTAAAAAAATTTCTTTTCCTCGTGTTAACGTTAAATTTTTTCTGTAATTTTTAGCCAAATCTTTTGCTTCAGCACTGTAATGTCCGTATCCATACGCTTGCGCTCCCTCGCCGGTGTTAATCTTTGATGCGTCAAACTCGCCTAACGGGTTCTTAGCTGTTGGCGGAAACCGATGCGGTGTGCCATGGTAGACGTTCATCCCCAACGCATTGCGCGGCGCAGGCGCTAACCTAGACGCCCCCATGCCGCCGCCGCCCATCGTCATCGCAAAGTTAGCGGCCTCTTCCTCGGGGTTAAAGGTTGGGTCGCTGCCGCTGTAGGCGCGCCCCGGTGCCGTAAACGCGTTGACCGCGCCTGCAATAACGCCGGGCAAAGCAAAACTACGCTGGTTCATTACTGACCCCGGCAGCGTGTCTTGGAAAGGCAAGAAGGTTGCGCGGCCTTCCATCGGCAACGCTTGCAGCAGCGCGTTCTTATTACGCGGGCCTAGCCTGTTGTCAGCCATCGATTACCAGCCCTTCGGACACTCTTGCGCGCGCCTGTTCAAGCGCGGTCAGCACGCTGATCTTCTGGTACACGTCCACACTGATCTCTTGCTTGGCTGTCCAACCGTGCGCGTGTTGCAGGATCGCCAGGCTCGCCTTGGCGTCGCCGCCGTCGGACGCTTCGTTCAGCTTCTTGGCGGCGCGCAGCTCGTTGTCAGCGCGGCCCTTCTGCGCGGCCAGCTCCACCAATGGGTCAAATTGGCACAATTGGCGGTACTCCAACGGGAGCATCCCAGACGCAAGCGCCAGCGAGTCACCCTTCAAGCCCATAGACGCCGCTTTGTATACAGCCTCTAAGCGTGACTCTGTTGCCTGAAGTACTGGTCGGATAGTTAGTGGTAGCGATTGGAACATAGGCCCGTTATACCACGACTGTAAACGTGGTGTCCAGAGTGCCTATTTGACCTACGCAAGTTAATGGCTTGCGTGGCTGGCTGAAGAAAAAAAAATTGTTCGTGGGGGCTACCCACACCTACACACCAGGGCCAAGGCCCGGCCCCCCGCCATGCTGCGCTGCAGCACAAAGGCAGGCAGGCAGGCAGGCAGGCAGGCAGGCAGGCAGGCAGGCAGGCAGGCAGGCAGGCAGGCAGGCAGGCAGGCAGGCAGGCAT